AGATGAAGATACCACCTCCCCGACACTTCCCGCATTAGCATTGTTGTTTGTCGTTGTACCAACAATCCCAGCAGTTTGACTTGGCGTAATTGCGCCAGCGAATGTTGAGTCTAGGGTTGCTGTCAAAGCACCCGTTACGGCAACAGTACCAGTGACGGCTAGAGATGTACCATTGAATGTTAAATTTGCAGAGTCAGACAAAAGTCCCGAAGCACCAGCAAACGTCAACCGAGTATTAGTCAGCGCAGAATTCTTAATGCTTCCAGCCGTTAGAAAAGTGCCATCCCAAACAAGACTTGCAGAGCCGCCCAAAACGCCTGAGTTATTAAATTGAACCTGAGTGTTTGAACCAGCGGCATTTGCAATCGTTGAGCTGGTCTTGATGAAGTCCGAGCCATTCCACGCACAAACAGCAGATTCACCTGCAATGATTGTGACACCTGTTGTTGGGCCAACGCCAACCAATTTGACAGAAAAGCCGCCTGTCGTAGCGTTAATGATGGTGTAAATTTTTGACTGGGCAGGAGCCGTGATTGTGCGTAAAACCGTTCTTGCACCCGAACACAACAAAATAGCCTGCCGTGAAGTGTTTGCCGCCCCAGTAGTCGTTGTCAGGGTTACGTCTGCATCAGAGGTGATGGTAGTAGTACCAGCAACTGCTGAATCCAAAAGCGCAGTAATCTGATCGTTGGCCGTATCACCCCATGTGCCGGATAACTCCCCAGTTACTGGTAGCGCCAAGCCTAAGAGTGATGTATATGCTGTTGCCATTTTTTACCTCAAGTTACTACTTCTTCCCAGATTGGGGTCTGTGTGTTTGAAACATCTGCCCAACTAGGTGTCTGCGGATTGCTGATATTTTGCCAGTTTGGGGTCTGTGAGTCATCTATTATTTTCCAATAAACAGCAATCACAGATCCCACTGTTCCTGAAGCCTGATTTCCGGTTATCCCAAATGTTCTTGCACCTACTACAACCGATCCTACAGCAGCACTGGAAGCGTTACCAGTCAACTCAACAACCAGTTCATAACCAACGGAACCAACTGCACCATCAGCCTGATTGCTTGGAAGCGGGACAACAACCCCGCCCGGAGAGCCATACGCCCCATTTCCCGTCAATTCAATCGTTGCGTCTTGAACAACAGCGCCAACTGCTCCTGCCGCCTCATTGCCAGTTAACGCAAATGTTTTGCCTTGAGCTACAGTACCAACAAAGCCAGTAGCCGATACGCCAGAAATAGCAACTGTACGAGATGGTACTACTGTTCCAACATCCCCTACTGCTACATCGCCAGTTGTTGAAAAAGTCTCTGTGTAGACAACATTCCCAACTGCTCCTGCCGCCTCATTGCCAGTTAACGCAAATGTTTTGCCTTGAGCTACAGTACCAACAAAGCCAGTAGCCGATACGCCAGAAATAGCAACAGTATTTGTCTCTGTAACTGTTCCAACAGCCCCAGACGCCTGAACACCGGAAAGGGCAACTGTTCTGGCCCCATTACTTGCCGTGCCAACAGCCCCTGACGCAGAAACCCCAGTCAGGGCAACAGTGCGAGATGGGACTACCGTACCTACCGAACCTATAGCTACATCGCCAGTTGTTGAAAAAGTCTCTGTGTAGACAACAGCGCCAACTGAACCTGAAGCCGCTACGCCTGTCAGAGCAACCAAAGTAGTTTCTGTAACAGACCCAACAGCCCCTGAAGCCGCAACCCCAGTCAGGGCAACCGTAGTAGTTTCTGTAACAGACCCGACAGCACCAGAAGCCGCAACGCCCGTCAGGGCAATTGCAGTAGTTTCCGTTACAGAGCCAACATTTCCTGCGGCTGAAACTCCTGTAACGGGAAAAGCTTTGCTAAAACCTACTGTACCAACCGCACTTGAAGCTGAGACTCCTGTTAGAGCCTTTGTACTAGTCTCTGTAACAGACCCAACAGCGCCTGCGGCTGAAACTCCCGTCAGAGCCTTTGTACTGGTTTCTGCAACAGACCCAACGCTACCGGTTGCAGACACGCCCGTCAAGGCAACAGTGCGAGAAGGTGTTACCGTGCCTACGTTTCCTGCCGCAACAGTGCCGTTTTCTGCTCGACTGTTTGTCTCTGTTACAGACCCAACATTTCCAGCTGCAGATACACCCGTTAGGGCAACAGTTCTATTAGGCGTGAGCGTACCAGCAGAGCCAGTCGCCGCATCGCCTGTTAGAGATACCGTCCCTCCACCCCAAGGGCCGCTACTCCATGTACCGTCACCCCAGCCGAGAGACATGAACTACCTCTTAGGTGGTAGCCAAGCGCAACAAAGCGGTTGTTGTCGTGTTTGCAGGCATGGTCAGAGTGAACGTGCCTGCCGTGATGGTTTGTGAGCCAAACGTGTGGACACTGATAGCCTTGTTGCTTTGTGTTGAGTTGTAAAGCAACATAGCATCAAACGCCGTTGCCAATGTCACCGTTGTATAGGTAATTGAAGCTGAAGGCGTAAAAAACGCCACACCAGCAGTTGCTGAACTGTTGGTCGAGGTTGGAGCCGTAGCGTTAGTTACCGTCACACCGCCAGCGGTATAACCTGTTCCAGACACTTCCCCAGTTGCTGTGTACACAGTGTCAGCAGCATCCATTGTTGCTGATACCAAATACAAAGCCGCTTTAAGCGTGTCTGTAGTTGGAGCAGTCAAACTACCGCGTGAAACAATAGTTGAAGCACCAAGTTGGTGTTGACCTAACATCAATTCACTAAGGAACGATGTGCACATTGATTGGGTATTTGCCATGATATTTCCTTTAGCCTAGAGGTTGTGTTTCGCCGCCGCCAAAGACGGGCATCTTTTTCAGGGTCACATGGGCAGAACGGTGAACAAGTTCACCTTCCAACCAGTACTCGACCCATGTGGTGAGTTCGTTGTCATTATCAACTGTACCCTCTTGCTTTACAAGCAGAGATTCGTCCATTTCGCCTTTTGTGGTGGTAATCAATTTGAACTCCTGATAAGTGCTTCTGTTACTGTGTTAGCTGGCATTGTGATTAAAAACGTACCGCTTGATGTGGAAACCTTGTCTGATCCAAAATCCAAAACCGCAACAGATTTGTTGCCTTGAGTGACGTTATAGATCAGTGCGCATCTTGCAGTTATAGCCCCAGTCCATGACACATTTGGAAACCCAACATATGCCGTGTATCCTGAACTATTGACTGTGATTGGTGTCAATATAGATCCACCCGCAACATAGTTTCCACCGCTTGCTTCGCTGGTGGCTGAATACGCCGTAGTTTCAGCATTCAAACTTACATTAGCTGTATACAAAGCAATCTTGATTACGTCTGTTGTCAGATCGTGAATGCCCTGATACAGCTCTGCTTTAAAGCTGGTGGTCTGAGTTTGAACAATACTCATTGAACTTGTGTCCGGACTTGTCCATCTCTGTACGCATCTGCACGTTGCTTGCCATCACCCAAATTCTTGAGCAGCGCAATAGACTGAAGATACATATCTTGGTAAAACTTGACCATATCTAGCTCACCCTTCATGTAACGAATGGCCTCAACCATCGTTCCATTAAGCAGCGCAGAATCAAAGTTATCGCCAAGCCAAGTATTACCCGCAGTAACAATGGATTCTGGGTAGTAATAGTAATGCAGCTCTACAGAATATGTTGTATCTGGCGTGGGGCCAAGAAGAAATGATAGCTCAGTAACAGCATTTGATTGAGGGCCAAAAATAGCATAGTGTTTAGGTTTAGCACGATAAGCTACTGCCGTACTAGGATACGCCTCACGCATGAAGTTCACATCTTTATTTAATAAATAAAGATAGTCACTACCGCTAATCACCGCCAACGAATAAGTAGACAAGAAATCATTAGGCGCAGACAGATACGGGTTACCAGTGGTAATAGTACCAGTCACGTTTGCTCGCAGATTTGCTATCTGAACAGTGTTATAGATACGCTGTTCAGCCTGCTTAATCATTATGTTCATGTCTACCGTGGGAAACGTGTTCTCACAGTAATCAGAAACGGCAATGACCAATTCGCTGTAAGTCATGCCATCACCTTAGTTTTAGATGCGGAAAGTTTTGCCTTAGACTCTAGCGTCCAAACACGCAATTTATTTGCGGCTGCAATTTTTGCTTTTGTTTCTTCCAACATTTTTCGACCTGTGTTGTACAAAACTAACTTTGCTTTTGATTCTTTGCTCCACACGCGAGCTTTATTTGCAGCTGCTGTGCGCTCACTGCATAGCTCTGACTTTTCCCTTGCACGAAGTTTATCTTTTGTAGCTTCCGACATTGTACGATTGCGGTTTAAGTTTGCAATCTTTTCCCGTAACTCTTCTGACATTGTGCTTCCGCGTTTGGCTTCCGATAGCCTAGCTCGCGTGGCTTCACTATGCGTCTTACCAAAAAATGGATTATCTTTGCCAGCGCCTGTACCAAATCCGCCCGGCGTAATGTTGTACCCATTAGATCTTGTATCTGCCAAACCAATAAGCAGTTCTTCAACTTCATTTGCATCTGTTTTATCAGCACACCAGCACAGCACAGAAAAGCTAAAATTATCTTTTCCGTATTTTTCAATGGCATTGCAAAGTTTTATACACCCATTGTTTTTCCAAAAGTGTCGTTTGGCTCGGTATGTTGGATTTACTGACTGTCCAATATACATACTGCCGTTTAAAGCATTGACAATTTTATAAATAGCAACGGGCGTACTCATAGTCAGGCTAACGGGCCTCTTGCCATCACGCCTTTAATGGCTGCGCCAGTACCACGGATCTTGATGCCATCGGTCTTCACTTTGTTGTTGCTTCCAATAGAAACACCATCCATAGGAGTCCAGTCAGGATTGTTGTCCCGCTTGGCTGTGCGTTTGCCGGGACTTGACTGCATCGGCTCTACTTTACCCTTCATGTTGTGAGGAACTGCATAAGTAGCTGCATCACCAACTTCTTTGCCCATCATCTTTTTGCTGTATCCCATATCAGCCTCCGCTTTTGTATGTAAAAGAAGACTTCTTCTGATTGGCAACTTTAGCCAAACCTCGACCAAGCTGCTTCATTTGAAGGTTGGTCTTACCACCCGCAGCCATCTTTTTAGTGCCGTGCATAGAAGCTTCATGGCCTTTGACGACCTTTTTTGCCTCTGTTTTTGCAATGCCTTTAACTTTGCTTGTTTCCATCATTTGCTCCTAAGTTACGCTTATTGATACTGTACCAACACTTGCCGTTCCTACCAAATTATTTGGAGTCAAAGCATCATCAAAATCTCTTGCCCCGCCCACCGGATACCATCCCCACTGTATATCTCTTGAACCACCAGTAGGATAGCCACCAAAACCACTTTGATCTAGCTGTAATCCATTCACACCAGCCGTTACATAAGTCGTATCCCTGCGCGGATCTCTTAATGCCTGTGGATCTTCTACTGGGTACATTCCCAACAACAATTGAGGATGGTCAGGATCCCAACACTCAGGACAAACTCTTATCTCATACCGCTTGGTCTTAATCACCTCGGTCTTGAGTTTTTTAAGCTGGTACTGTTGCCCGCACCTATCGCATTCGGCAATCGCAATCCGACCAGAGGCATAGGTACTACCCATTAGGACGTACTCCCACCAATAAATTGCTGACGAGGTACAAACCGCAGCGGTGCTTTTTCGTGATCTTCACCAGCAGCTAAGTTAAATTGCTCATCGTATGCCTGCTTGAGCATATCCATACGGGAAATTAACTCCGGTACTTTCATGGCAATGTAGTAAGCCAAACCAGACACTACACATGGCAGGAAACGGAAATTCATGTCTGCAATCTGTACACCCGAACCAGCATCTTGGATGCGGCGCATACGATAGTAGACAAACTCATAAGGAGTAGAGTCGTCCGGTGTAGGCCACACTGTCACGGCTGGCAACTGAGGAACAAACACCTCTGTAGCTGTTATATGGGTTGCTGCCGTAGTATAGTTTTGCCCCCGGAAACAGCCACCAATACTATTTCCCGATATGAATCCGTAGTAAATGATCTCTGAATCCAGCTTAATAAAACCAGAAGATGCCAATCCAACAGTAGAACTCAAAACAATTGTTGTAGCGGTAGTGGTAACGCTTCCACTTGTAGTCAGCGTAGTTGCACTTGTTTCCCCAGAAAGACGTTGAATCCATACCTGAATAGGTCTAGCTTGTTGCAATTTGTTAGGAATCGTAGCGTATGTAGACACGCTAATCCGTGAAATTGTCAGGTCAGCCTGCGTACTTGAGCTATTCGCGCCCGTGCGAATCACATGATCCAACAGGTCAATAGTGTCATTTGGCAGCGCATAAGTGTTCAATCCAGCCGTTAACGGAAAAGAACCAGCCTCAATCGTCCACATATTGAGGCCACGATTTGCCCACTCAATGGTCATAAGATTCATTGACCGGCGAGCTGTGCGCAAGTCATAGCCACTACGCATCTCACGCCCAGCACGTTCCCACGCCTCTTCAGCGATCTCCGTAAACTCCATGTTAAAGAGTGATGTGCCG